GGTTTCCGGATCAAGGACGCTGATTATTTAGAGGAAACCGACGGACTAAAGATTAAGGACGCTGAGCTGTTTGAGGTATCTGTTGTATCAGTACCATGCAATCAATCAGCTACTTTTTCGCTCGCAAAATCTTTTGACTCAGAACAAGAGTACGAAGATTTTAAGAAAACTTTCACAAATCGTGTAGATCTAGCCGGTCAGTCTCTGGCTAAGGACGAAGTTAATACTTCTAGCATAGCTAGTGATGCACCGAAAAGCGCGGAGAAATCCGCAGATCAGGAGATCAAGATGGATAATCAAAACATCGACTTGGAAGCTTTTGCAAAAAAAGTAGCAGAAGATACTGCTGCAAAGATTGCTATGAAGCAAGCCGAGCAAAAAGCAGCTGACGAAGCCACCGCTAAAGCAGCTCAGGAAGCTGAAGATGCGAAAGCTCTAGAAGCTGAATCAATCAAAACCGTAGTCAACTCAGGCGTTGAAAGCGGTGTTGAAAAACTTATGTCTGACGTTGAAGCAAAACTCAGCGAAAAAGACGCAAACCTACAAGAAGTTATTGGCACTTTCCAAAAAGAACTTGAAGAGAAGAAAGCTGAAATTGCAGCAATGCAGTCAAGCAAAAAATCTTTCTCTGATCGTGGCTCAGACCTTTCCTCTTTTGGACGTGATTTTCTAGGTGCTCACGTACTTGGTAAGATTACTGGCAAAGGTATTCAAGGTACTGACTATGGTCGTTCTGTGTTTGAAAAAGCTGGTAATACTTCTTACACTGCTAACAACCCAGCACACGATCAAGCGATTGATACTCTAATTTCACAAACTTTTGAAGAAGACGTACGTCTTGAGCAACAAGTTGCGGGTCTATTCCGTGAGCTTCCTGTAAACTCAGGCGCAACTATTCTTCCAGTAGTTGGTGATACTAACATGGCTAGTTTCCAAGGCACTGGCTTAAACACTTCTAACAACTCTGTATTGAGTGCAAAAGGTGTAAATAACGGTACTGACTTCCCTGTGACTTCAGTAACTGCATACGCTGAGCGTCTAATCTCAGGTACTTTCTTACCTGCAGATACTGACGAGCAAGTAGTTCTTAGCCTTATCCCAATGTTGACAGCAGCTCTAGCACGTGCTCACGCACGAGCAGTTGATAATGCTTGTCTATATGGTTACGGCACTCATAGTGGTCTAGTAGGTGTAGGTGGAGCTGTTACTGGTTCTGCTACTGGTTATGCTGGTACTTCTACAGCTGCTTTAGGTACTTTGAGCGGTGACAATGATGATGCAGCTTTGACTGTAAATAACTTGCTACACGTACGTTCTAAGCTAGGCAGCTATGGTGTTAACCCTGCAGACGTTGCTTACATTGTAAGCCCAGAGCAGTATCATAACTTGATGAAAGATGATACTAACAACGGCTTTACTGATGTATCTGAAGTAGGTACTGAGCTTGCTACTAAGATTACTGGTGTTGTAGGTTCTGTATACGGCTCACCTGTAGTTGTTAGTGATCTTATCACTGGTCAAGATATTGATCAGACTGATAGTTCAGCAATTAAGAACACTGCAGCAATCGCTGTTAACCGTAACTCTTTCGTAATTCCACGTCTACGTGGTGTGTCTATTGAGACAGATTACGAAGTTGCGAACCAGCGCACTGCACTTGTTGCTTCTCAATCTCTTGGCTTTGTTCAAACGGTTGGTGGTAATAGCGCAGCTTGCAGAGTTCAGTTCACTGAACACGCTGACTAATAGTAATACTTTTACTTTTAAACTTCGGGGAGGTTCGCCTCCCCCAAGTTTTTACTAATGGACTTATAGAATATGGCAGATTTAATATCTTTAGAAACTTATAAAATTTCAGAGGGCATCACTGGTATGCAGCAAGACACTCGTCTGAATCTTTTGATTTCTTCTGTAAGTGAATTAGTAAAAACTTATTGTAACAATTCCTTTGTGGACTACGTTTATGGTACAAAAACCGAAACGTGGAATATTGAGTATGAAACACCTTTTGTACATTTATCGGAAATACCTTTTGTAAGTATAAGTTCTGTTAAGGAAAGAACTAGTTATGGCGGAGACTATACTACCTTAGCCGCCACAGATTATTATGTAGATACTAAGATTGATAGTGTATATCGTGTAAATAGCGATGGCACCTATAAGAACTGGCCTAAAGGGCCAGCCTCTGTGGAGATTATATATCGAGCGGGAGCTTCTTCATGTCCAGCAGACTTACAGTTAGCAGTTATTGATTTGGTAACTTACTATCATAAAGATCATCACAGAACGGCTAGACAAACCATTGCGGGTGCAAGCATTCAAAACAATTCTTCCTCAAGCAGGATGAATAGTGTGGCATTTCCTGATCACATTAAAAGAGTTTTGGATCTGTATAAGAACTTCTAATGAGTAAGCAATCTTTAGTAGAGGTTTTACACAGAATCGAAAGAGATATTTATAAGACTTCTGAAAAATATAGAACACTTGTAAGTAACTTTGAAGTGCATGAGTTCACTGTTAGCGCAGAGGATATCATCGGAGAGGTTACAAAAGAGATGCAGTTCAGGGAGCAAAAGAAAAAACTTTCTGACCAAACTAATAGTATTATACGAAAAGAAGTTCGTAAGATGTGTAAGGTTTTATTCTTAGAGTTTAACCCTAAAAGGTTTGATAAGTCTGGTAGAAAACATACTGTTGTATCAGAGTTTACAGGAACTCCAACAAATTTTACTTTTATACTAGGCTCTAAGCCAGAGAGACGAGCAAATATTTTTAATCAGTTTAAAAGAATAAAGCAAAAAGCTCAAAGACCTTTAATTGCAGCTTTAAATAAAAAATTAAAGCAACTAAATAGAGGAAGAAAAGAAGAGGCTCAAGCAGAATTAATTACAGCTCAAAAAGGTTTTCTTGATCTGGGACACGCAAAAGACAGTTCTGTTTCTATGCAACGATCAAAAGTAGCAATGGAAACTTTGTGGAAGTTAGAAGGCAACTCAACTATGTCGCCTTTAGCTATGAATGTTATACAAGAAGTGATGGATCAAATAACTTTTGAGATATCTAAAGAAGATCTCGGGCCTCCTATAGATACTATTAAAGTAGGTATGGAGAGTAAAAAAATTAACCGAGCATCTACTTCGGAAGAGAAAAAAGAAGTACTAGAGCTGAATAAGATTCTTCTACAGGCTTGTGAAAGAATAGCCGATCAATGGGTTTATATTGACGGATCTGACTCTTCAATTACAAAAAGACAAAAAATAATTATAGAGGACTTTGTTAAACCTCTACGAGGTAAAAAGAGTCGTGGTATAACAGTAAAAACTATAGATACTAAGATTAAACGCTCTAAAGGTAAGGCTCCTATAAAATCGGCAAAAGCAAAAGCAACAGCAGTAGCTTTTAAGGATACAGATAAAACAAAACTAGCGCCGCAACAGACTAGAGCACAGAAAGGTGCTTCTAGTAATCCGCTAGCTTTAATAAAAGTAGTTAATTCAAGGCTACCAGAAGTTGTTAGAAAGAATATGCAAGAACCCGCACTTGTAAATAGATCAGGAAAATTTGCAGAAAGTGTTAGAGTTACAGATGTTATACAAACACCAAGGGGTTATCCAAGTTTCGGATATACATATCAGAAAGACCCTTATGAGGTTTTTGAGATGGGACAAGGAGATCCAAGATGGGCAACTCCAGGAAGAGATCCAAGAGCCGTTATTGATAAATCAATTAGAGAGATAGCAGCAGAGTTTGCTATCGGAAGATTCTACACTAGGAGTAGCTAATGAGTAATGGAAAGAGAGCATTTACAACTAGACGTTCCACTATATTGGATGCTCTTGCGGCAAAATTAAAACTAATCAATGGACAAGGGCATTTTCTTACTAATTTACTAGAAAATGTTACTCCTAGACTTAAGTTTTGGGATGAAGTAGAAGAGTTCCCTGCAGTACATTTAAATGCAGGATCTGAAACTCGAGAGTATCAAGGAGGCGGACATAAGGATAGATTTTTATCGGTAACTGTTCGATGCTATGTCAGAGACGAGGATACACGACTTGCCTTAGACAAGCTTCTCGAAGACGTAGAAACAGTTATTGAAGATAACTCAAGATTACAGTATACGGATAAATTAGGAAATACAGCGTATACTCAACAAATCACAGTCGTTAGTATTGATACTGATGAAGGTGTACTAGAACCCCTTGGAGTAGGAGAAATGCTGCTTGAGGTTCGATATTAGAAAATACAGGCACGAACAAAAGTTCACGTCCTTGTCTTTTCAGGATACATAGGAGAA